GTACGCCTGGCTTCCTTTTCTACGGTGTAACCTTCGGGCTGATTTATCACACCTGGAACAGCATGACCGCGAATGCCCATCGAGCTGGATGGTACGTCCCGAAGTCTGTAATCGATTTTGTTAGCTCAGAAATCAAAGCGAAAGCCGATCGATCCATGAAGCAGAAGGGGGAGAAGTAACGTGCAGATCATCGATATGCTCATCACCAACAAAACGGCTCGTCCTGGTACCCGGATCACTCCGAAGGGCCTTGTCATCCACTGGACAGCAAACGAGGGGAAGGGGGCCAACGCAGCAGCCAATCGAGGTTACTTCAACAACCCGACTACGGAAGCCAGCGCCCACTACTGCGTGGACGACAAGCAGATTGTCCGGTGCCTACCCGAGAATGAGATGGGTTACCATGTCGGCGCGAAATCGTACAAGCCGGAGGCTCTCCAAAGGCTGAGCCCTTACCCGAATAACTGCACGATCGGAATAGAGATGTGCGTCAACTCGGATGGCGACTTCAAGAAGATGTACCAGAATACTCTCGAACTTGCGGCTGACATCTTGAAGCGGCACGGCTGGGGCGTAGATAGCCTGTGGCGGCACTTCGATATTACCGGAAAGAACTGCCCGGCCTACTTTGTGGCTGACGACTTCGCACGGAAATACACCGACCTGACAGCTGCTCAAGCATGGGAAAAGTTCAAAGAAGAAGTACAGCGTCTGCTCAAGGTTAATCCACAGACTGAGAATAAACCTGTGGAGAAGGTCTGCATCACGATTAATGGCGTGCGTTTGCCAGCACAAGGCTATCTCCAGGACAGGGTGTCCCATTTGCCTGTTCGGGCCGTATCAGAAGCGCTCGGAGTGGCACCGGTCTATCATGCTGCTACCAAGCAAGTGACGGTCAATGGGCATGACCTGACGGAAACCATCGAGGACGGCGTGTCGTATGCTCCTGCCCGGGAGATCGCAGCTGCACTCGACCTGCAGGTTGAATGGGATCAGGCGACCAAAACAGTGAAGCTATCGAAAGGATGTGGTTGTAAATGATGGTTGATCAAATGATGATGTTCTTTCAGGAGTGGGGCGCGCTGATTGCTTTGCTCCTTTTTGTTGTAATGTTCATGCTTGCAGATTTACTTCCGCGAGTGCGAACGTTTATGAAAGAGATCGACGCGCAGTTCCCGCAGGCACTACTTTACCTGGAGCAAAAACAGCAGTACGTGATTGATTGTTATGAACGCTTGCCAGCAAGAATCCGCGCGGGCTTTACTATGATTGGTGGAAAACGAGCATGGTCTTGGCTGGTAAGAGCCGGGTATGCCTACATTCGAAAGTATACGAGTCAATGAGAAGCAGAGCCCCTTCCTTCGGTATATCCCGGGGAGGGGATTTTTTTATTGTTTGGAAAATATTGACGAGAAAGTCCTGGTTCGATAGATTCAGTATAGGAGGTGTCTTACTAATGTCTGAATCGATATTTGAGGCGCAAGGCGTCAACGGCAGCCTTATCATTTTTCCCAATCGCATCCTGATTTCAAGGCAAAGCTCTTTCCTAGCAAAATCTTCGCGATTGTATGATAAGGAGATCACTATCAAATCCGTTACTGCAATTCAGCTCAAGGAACCGAGCATGTTCCTAAACGGCTTTATTCAATTCTCCTTCTCTGGCGGGAAAGAATCCAAGGGTGGCGCGTTTGATGCTGCCAAGGACGAAAACTCCATCGTCATCAATAAGAAGCAGCTCGACTTCTTCAAGAAGGCGAAGGGTATCATCTATGATTTGATGAGTAAATCAGAATCGGCGGCACCGCAAGCGGCAGCGGCATCCGACGACTCACTGGATCAGTTAGAAAAGCTGGCTGCTTTGCGGGATAAGAGCATCATTTCAGAAGAAGAATTTAGCGCGAAGAAAAAACAAATACTGGGGATCTAATTAAAACGAGCGCTCTACGGCGAAGTGGTGCTGACCAGTGAAATGCCCTCCTACCGGTTAACGGGGAGGGCATTTTGGGCTTTTTGAATTAAATTAAATCGCTTAAAAATACAGGTCCGATCATCTCTCTAGAATTCCATTGAATACCAGATAAATCTTCGCGATTTATTTTTCCCAGCCATTTAAGCAATCTATTGGTCGGAATTGCCCTCAGATGCTTAACTCGTGCGATGGATGTCTCTTTAAGGCAAGGGTTCTTTTTCTTCTTAACCTTTACATCAAAAGTAAATAATTTCTTTTTTTGACCTGAATCATTTTTGTATGATGTTAAAGGAACGACTTGAACAACTGGATAGCCGTCAGTATTACTATTAGTAAGAATAACAACCAGCCGTTCACCATGAAGTACCTGCGAATTTTCCACTTCGGGCAAATCTGCTAGATATATATCTCCAATATCGTAATTATCAGCAGATTTTTTTTGCTTTTCAAAAGTAATTGCTTTAGAATCCATGAATTCGATGCCATGCTTCTTGACGATTTTTGCTAATCCCATGACCCACTCTCCTTCTGAGCATTTTCTCTGTTAGCATGTCATTTGAAGAGCTTCTTTATTAAAGCAAATACATCGAATGTCGTCCGACGGTACACTTGGTTGTACGCATATTTCTTTGGATCACGGAGCCAGCCCCAGCCACGCGGCATCTTCAAACCGGCACGGTGAACGATTTGCCTTTTTAAACTTGTGCGAGCTGCGATACGTTTTTTCAGGCTAGGTTTCCGCATACCGAATTTCATTTCAGCCACCGTCCTTTCCCTCAGTATAACGAATGATTCGGATCTTTTCTAATATTTGGATTCGCGGTATGATGAGTGAAAGGCGGTGATAGAATGGCATATCATATTTTAAGCGATTTTGGAGACAGAGACAGCAAAAACGCTTTTGATGGCGGTATTGGCTGGAGCCTACTAAAATGCGAAGATGGACCTGGACACGAGAGTGTAAAGTTTTCAGATAATGGCCCAGGTTGGCAATTGTTCGATGGCGGGGCTGGCTGGAAATGTGATGTAGGAGAAAGAGGAAATGGTCTGTTCACAGAAGGTGGTAAAGGCTGGAGCCTGACTGAAGGCGGCACTGGATGGTCACTGCTTAACCATGGGGAAGGGGAAGAAGCCTTGAGTCTCGACGACGGTGAACGAGGTCAAAAGTTCTACGGCCCACCAGAAGGCAGCGGCTACCACATAGGTCCTGGCGATGAGAACAATCCAATACTCCACTAAATGTGGGGTATTTTTTATTTGCGCATTGGCATGTCGCTCGCATATAATACAAACAAATGTTCCTGTTTTAGGGGTGGTGGTTTAATTGCTATCCGATATTGAAAGAAAAGTCCTGCGTGTGATCGCCAACTATTCCTTTGGGCGCCGGCGTACTCCAACCGTTGACGAGTTGTGCATCAAAACAGGGCGTAATAGGGGCGGTATCATGACGGTGCTGGAAGTTTTGGCACGAGAGGAATACATCGAGTGGCGGCGGGTAGAACCAGACAAGATGGAAGTCCTAGAAGCATGGGAACGAAAGGGGCCGGTATCATGGCAAGCAAGATAGAAAACATGTTTGCAGCGAGTCGATTCGTGTTGCCTGAGCAACGTGAGCTGTACCTACAGATGAAAGAAGACGAAAAGCTTGTGCCGCTGCCCGAGCATGAGCAGGACGAACTGGAATCATTCCACTATCAGCTTCGAGACGCTGGGCGCGAAGACTATGCTGTTACGATTACTTGGTGGCAGCACAAGAAGAACAACCGTGGCACTACATGTACGATGTGGGGAAAGGTGGATTGGATAGACTTGGACAGTAGAAGGGTCAAACTGCTTACCGTCGAAGATGTCCAGTGGATCCCGATGGATACCATTATTGATGTCAGAAGCTAGGAGGTAAAATTTATGGCAAAGGCAACAACACCAAAACGACCGACCCGCGACGAGTTTGAGCTGGAGGAACTGGGCAATCAACTGGTTGAAGCAAAGGAAGATGGAGACGAAAGGGTTCTGTCGGTATGGGGTGAAGCTGAGAAGGTGCGGGGAAAGATAACAGTTCTTGACTCTCGCACGAGACTCGTTCACGTTGTAAGCGGCGAAACAACAAGGAAAATCCCTTTTTTGGATATCATGAAAGTTAGCTACGAATAATTTTTTTACAAGAGGTGCCCGGGATGGAACAGAACGAGCAGATGGTAATGGAATGGTTTCTTTGGCATCGAGCAGTTGAATTTATAAAACAAGATATTGTCCAAGTGGAATCTGCTGAGCTGAGCATTCCACTTTTTGCCGGTTGGGTACTTCGGCAAACGGGAAGGCAGGTATACGCAAAAGAACAAGCAGCAGCCAAGGAAATGAGAGCAAACGGTATTCGTTTCGTGAAAGAGAAACTGGATCGCGGAGAGATATTCGTCGTCTGGGCACATCGTGGAAATACAGACATCCTTCGGTTCTCAGAGGCAAAACTACGATCTGAGGTACAGAAAAAAGTGGATGAGCTGTTTAAGGACCTCATACCAGAGAAGAAATAAGAACCCGTCCCCGTAATAAGCTGAGACGGGTTCTTTATCAGTACCTGTCCATATAGTCTGACGTGTAAACGAACTGCGCTCCTCCCCCGATCATGTACCGCTTCAATCGCTCCCGAAACGCCTTATCCGCAAGCGCCAGTTCCACAACGAAAGCCTGCGCACTCCCGAGTGATCGATTCCGTTTAGCCCTTCCGTTAAACACCGGGTTCCTAAAATCCAGGTTATCTGCAATCCGAATGAGGTTGCCATACATCACGCGCGAATGAGTCGATGTCACTCGCGGTAGCTCAGCGAACGTTTCTCCGATATCCATTCCCCTTCTCCCCTCCTTGCTCGATTCGAAATCGTCCGAAAAATCCGTGGATACGAAAACATCATTCAACACACTGCACACTGGAGGACCCCTGTGCGACATCGGGGGAGATGTTGTGCTGCGCAGCACAGCACAACACAACACAACACAACGCCACACTATCGGCGGATGATGTCACCGCGTTTCAACGAGCCGTCTAGCGCAGCTCTGACCAGGCCCTGATCGTCGAAGCTGACAATCTTACCCGTAGATAGTTCCTCCGCGTGCAGTTGCCCCCGACTCACTGAAACTACCTTATAGGTCTCGCCTGTCTGCCAGGTCCCAGTTGGTGTATAAAACGATTGGGCCAAGTAAAGGACAATGGCGATGCCCAGTACGGCCAGCAGCGTCCATGAGGCACGCTGGACGAATCTGTCAGTATCCGCCGGTGAATCATCGTCTTCTTCAAAGTCGTCCTCGTCGTCTTCCCAATATGCTGGCCGCCGGCGCTCCTCGCGGTAGTATCTACGCTTGCGTGCCATTTGTCCCGACCACCTTTCTGACAGGCACCGGGACGCCCACTCGTTTCTGCACGCCAGCTGCCTCCCGCTCTGCCAACCGGACAAGTGCCAATGGCTCCATCTGCGATTTTACCCACCCGCTGAAATTCATCTCCTCCGCCATGATCCACATTTCACGCTCAAGCGGCTTGTCGATGTTAAAGTTGACCGGCTTCCGTTCCGTTGCCATCTGCATGCCTCCTTGTGTGGTGCTATGGTGTGCGGCGCGGTGATGCGCAGTGCCGCACTCTGTTATAAAAAATGTCGAACGGTTTGTCCATTATTCCGATCAGTATCGGAAAAAACGACTAAATTTGTTCGATCTTGTCCAAACTAGGTTACTGAGGTGATCGAAATGTTTGGATTAGGCAAAACGGAGACAAAAGTCAAATTACTCCTGAAACGCCACGGGAAAAATCAACAGTGGCTATGTACGGCGGCACCAGTAAATAAAGATACGGCAACAAAACTATGTACAGATGAAAGTTATTATCCTCCCCCAGTGGTAGGGCGCAAGGTGCTTAGAGCACTTAGGTTGCTTGACCCGAATGTTAAAGAAAGTGACTTATGGACCATGTAAAAGCCCCTCTTAAATGAGAAGGGCTTTTATTTTTTAATCCCTTGGGATATTGTAGGAGAAAGGTGAACATTCAAAGGAGAAATATGAGTGGAAACAGTTCTATATCTTGTTCTCGGGTTTGCAGATATCATGGTTGTACTAGCCTTTATTTTCAAGCTATTCCGATTTCCTTTTTGGGATTATAAAAAGGAGCTTACCTTCATCGCTGGTACACTGGCGGTGATGTCGTATATGTTGCGGATGGTGCTTGATGCCCCCGAAATCGATATGCCCCTGCAATTCATTCTACTGATTGTGTTTTTTCGGTACCTCTTAAAATTTCGATTGTTTGAATCATCAATGCTAGTCGCTATTGGAATCTTAGGATTTGATCTGTCACAGTTGATAGTTGCACCTCTACTCATTTCAATTGAAGTAGCCACAATAGGCGACGTTTTTCAATCAGCAGGAATGGGTACATTTTTAATACAAGCAATCAATGACGCGATTGTAGTTCTCGTCAGCTGGCTGTTGTACAGGTTTAATTTAGGCTTCTCTTTTGTTATGCAGCCCCCTCATGAGTTGGGCTGGAAAACGAAGTACACCGGATCAAATATGTTTGCTTTAATTGGCGTGGTTGTCGCGTCAACTACCATAATTGCGGTTCTATACATACTGTTGAACTACTTTAACGATTTCAAATACGTCATAACCGCAGGAATCATAGCACTCATCATCTTACTGATTACGTGTCACAAAAAGGAGAAAGAGGATCTATGATTGAGCGAACAGCAGCACTCCTGGCAATGAAGATAAGGGCTGCTAATCCTTCGGAAACGAGCAGTGTAGATGTCCTGAAATATGGCATTGCGATGTCACTGAATCTACTGGGAGTAATCATAGGCAGTTGCGTGATAGGGTTTATAACAGGAAAGGTGATTGAGACTCTAATGGCGTTCGGAGCATTTGCAGTGCTTCGGAGGTTTTCTGGTGGTTTTCATGCGAAGTCATTAGGGTTATGTGTCATTCTTTCAGTTGCACTTTTTGCGGCGATCCCAATGGTTCCTGTGAATGGACTGGCTCAGTCCACTCTGAAAGCTGTCACTTTACTCCTGATTGTACTTTTAGCACCAGCTAACTGCCAAGAAAATGGCATTCCAGAAAGATATGTGATGCGGTTCAAAGTAATAGCTATTTTGCTTGCTATAGGGAACCTTTTCGTTGACTCTACTATTATTGCATTAGCTTTTTTTGTACAGGCGGTACTCCTGATTGATTTAAAAAGGGTAAAGGGGGTGATCCTAAGATGAAACCAACTACAGCTAAAGCACTTTCCAAAATACTCACTGGAGTTTCTGCAGTTTTTGCAGCAGGGCTGCTCAAACTAACGATCGGTAGCATGGCTACCCCTGAGGAACTTCGTAAGAAATAAGTGATGGTATGTCAGCACGGATTTTCTGCGTAAGGGTAAAAAAGCAAGACGATGAATATGATTACATGGAATTTGATTTGGTTGAGGATGTGTTCTTCGTATCGATCTATCGACCAAAAAGAACAAGTGACGGCATCTTCGTTTTACATACGAAGTACGGTGAGTATCACTGGGTAAATACGCTTGAAGGGGCTAAAAAGCTGTGGAGAGACTACGGTTTTGTAGCGCTGGACAGCGTAAATGTCGTCAATATGAACAAGATCCAAAGCGTGGATACAGTGAATACCAATGTTTATTTTGAGGACGGATCGTTTACGTCAGTGTCTCGAAATAAAATGAAGTTGGTTGAACATCTACCAAAAAGGACGGCCCAACAATAGATGGGCCCCTTTTTTATGGTCAAATATTATAGTCCGATATCTGGTAAATGTAAATGAAAATTGAACCCCCCCTTCGATTAGGGTCATTATAACGGCTGTCAAATGCTATGATTTTCCCAAAAGTGGCAAATGGGGGAGGAAATTGGTTATGGCTATGACTATGACAAATGAATTCAACATTCTCATTGTTGATGACTTCGAAGGGCACCGAATAACCGCAAAGAGGTTCCTACAGCGGTTGCCTTTTATAAACAGAATTTATACAGCTGCTGATGCTTCAGAAATGATTGAGGTAGTGATGAACCACCAGGATATCAATACGTTAATCATTGATTTTGACTTGGGTGAGGACAGCCTGAACGGCATCCAGGCATACACAATACTACAGGAGTCTGGATACGATATTCCCGCGATCCTCGTCACGGGCCATGACATAGATGCTTTTGAGTCGTACACGGTTGGTATAGTCGATGTGATCTCGAAAAGGTTCTTTTACGATTTCAAGCGGCTGAATCAGGCCATGCAGCGTTTGGGCAGATACCACTTTGTGCAAGAGCTCTGCGACAATGACTGTATGTACGTAACAGTCTATGACGGGAAGATCCAACAGTTTCTGCCGTCAGAGGTTCTATACATCGAATCTGCATCTGCAAAAACAGCGGTTTACACAACCGTAAGAGACGAACCATTCATGTCAGACTTCACCCAAAAGAGCTATGAAGAGTATCTGGAGAATAGCAAGTTTGAAAGGCTGAGCAGATTTCTCCTGGTCAATACCGATCACATAGAATCGTTCGAGGAAGATAAAGATTTGATCACACTGTCCAATGGGACCATGTTAAATATCAGCAGCTCTAACCGTAAGTACGTGAGGAAACTACTCGGTGCGAGGAAATCTCCTGCATCTGGCTTACTCAGTCTTGCGATGTGGGGAATGAAAAAAGTAAAGGCAAGCGAAACCAAACTCATGACTAGGTGAAGTTCCGTTCATACGGTGATGAACGGAACGCGCTGGGGTACGAACAGCAATGATAAGAGGACGAAACTCATTTGGTGCACTGGGTAACCCGTTTTAACAGGTGATGAATCGTGTTCATAGGGGGATGAATCGCAGGTTATTTTTGACAAGATTCGTGTTACGATAACAGTACAACACAGAGATTTCGACACGTCTGGAACGGTCCAAGCTGGAGCAAGAGCCGTCTCAGCGCATCATTTCAAATAAAAACTTGTCTATATGGCAAGTTTCTCCGCGGGGAGGAGCCTCGCAGCTCACTGCCGTTTGCCTTTCTTTACTTCGACCCACTCGTAAAAGTCCTCGGCATGACAGTCAAGGATGCGTGCGGCCAGTACTGCATTTTCATAGCTCATTACACGTTCCTGAGAAATCCAACGACTCACTGTGGACTCAGAAACTTTCATTCGACGAGCTAATTCAGCAGGTTTCATCCTGTCTTCTAACAGGTCAGGCAAGCGGCACCTCCCTTTCAGGAGAGCCATAGTTTCAGTCCTTTACTATTTTTGTTGGGGTGATAAAAAAATACAAACAAATGTTCTTGTTTTTGTGGTATTATGTTCTTGTACTAATTAACAAAAATACAAGAAATACATACTGAATGGATGGTGATGCGCCATAGAATGCAAACATATTGACCTAGACAAACTCTCCATCTTGGCTGGTGTGAACCTGCGCGAAGTCCTGGGCATTAATCAAGGCTGCGTTCCATGCGAAGAAATGCAACCAGTTTCTTCAATTCTTTCTGAGACAACTCGCGACCATCAACACTCAGTTTGAATTGAGCCACCAACTCTTCATCAGATAGATCAATTTTAGAAAGGAACTCCTTCTCGTTTTCATAAGAGACAGGGGTTTCTTTTATTCCCAGTACTTTCTTTGGCATTTGTTCCTCTTGTGGAGATGGAACCCAGTCATACAAATTAATATCTGTCTTACAGAGAAGGTAATCGACAGTTACATTGAAAATCTCAGAAAGCTTGATCAAAACCTCACTAGGGATGTTTGTTATGATCCCTCTCTCGTAATTAGAGATATTAGCTCGATTCATTGAGAGTTTCTCAGCTAATTGATCTTGGGACCATCCTCTACTTTTGCGAAGGTCAATAATTCTTTGGGCAATCGACACCATCAATCGACTCCTTATAATCATATTGGACACGTAATTACAATTTCCGAAATTGATAGTTGCGAAATTGGTAATTACGTGTTATTGTGTAACTATCAAATACGGGAGGTGAGCAAATGAAAAAATACATCAAGAAACCGCGACAACGGTTTAAGGAATTAAGAGAGTTGAAAGGTACTCAGTTGCAGGTAGCTCTAGATATGGGTCTAACCGAGACAACTGTTCGTCATTTGGAAAGTGGCTATGCGGACCCGAGTGTCAAGACATTATTCGCATTTGCCAATTACTTCGGAACTGATGTTTATGATCTTTGGCCTGATCTCGCATGTACGGAAGAACATAGTTCTCGTGGACTATAGTCAATGTCGGCTACAAGGAAAGTATATTACGTAATTATCAATTACGCAACTGTTAGTTTACATTTTGTAGAAAATGTTTATTTTGCTATGCCTTCGAAGTAATTGATAATTACATTTTGTTGGAGGATGGTGAAAAATGAGCTTACCACAAATCTTCACACACTCTCAGTTCGGGGATGTGCTGATCCTAGTAATCGATGGTAGGGAACAATTCGCGGCAGTCCAAGTAGCAACAGCGTTGGGCTATAAAGATCCTTACGACGCTATCAGGAAACATTGCCGTGAGGAGGGGTCGGCAATTTACCCAGTCCCTACAATTGGCGGAACGCAACAAATGAAGTTTATCGACGAAGGGAACCTGTACCGATTGATAGTTCGCTCAAAGCTTCCTACTGCAGAGAAATTCGAAAGATGGGTTTTTGACGAAGTTCTCCCTTCAATTCGAAAAACTGGATCGTACAACTTGAGCGATCCACAGCAGCTTATCGCTCTTGCTCTTATCGAAGCTCAAAAAATCATAGAGAACAAGGACCAGCAAATCGCCCTCATGCAGCCTAAAGCAGACTTCTTTGACCAAGTTGCAGACAGCAAAGATGCCATCGACATTGGAACGGCAGCAAAGGTCTTAAAGATACCAGGTATTGGCCGGAATAAACTGTTCGAATTCCTACGGGATGAAGAGATCCTAATGACCAACAACCAACCGTTTCAAAGATACATCGATGCTGGATACTTCCGGGTGATCGAGCAGAAATATTCTAAGCCTGACGGCAGCACGAACATAAGCATTAAAACTCTTGTGTATCAGAAGGGGCTAGACTATATCCGCAGATCGATCAATAAAAAACTGGTCAAGGAAGCTGCTCTATGATCATCCAACTATCCGCTTTTCGTGATACTAAGCCTCAGGTAATGTCCAAACGCACATTTGATGCCAGCTTGAAAGACGTTACCAAGCAGATCGCAGTCGGCAAGATCAGCCCGCAGGACGGATACGAATCCATTCAGCGGTTAATCAATGAATACTTCTTTCCTGAGGGGAGGTGACAGCAATATGCCGGATAAAGAAGCAGCCTACAGTCATCATCTGCGTCTAGTAGAGCTCTTTTTGACACGAGGAATGGACGAAAACGCACGCTGGTGGCTTGACCGAGAATTGTCTGAGCTGGAACAAGACATGAAGGCGAGCGGATTACTTTGAAGGGGGGTGAGAGAATGTTGGATCGATTCGCACAGGGATTACCTGATCCACAGGCAAAGGCTGCATCAAAGGAGCTGCCTGTAGATGAGTGCGCGAATGATGGATGTCAGGCTTGGATCTACAGCGGCGATAAAGTGTGGCGGTATGACGGAGACCTGTATTGCAAATTCAAGTGTTTGACGGAAGCCATGGGAGCGATCGAATTGAGAGTAGAAGAAAGCGAGGTGTAAGTTTTGGACAAGATGGCGTTGGAGTTAACAGTGAATGCAGTCGCTTTCGGAAAAGACTTAAAGCAACTGAGGTTATCGAGAGGGTTGACCTTAAACATGCTGGTCGATCTTTCAGGAGTATCACAACCTTATCTAAGTAATATCGAGAATGGAAAGAAGGGATTTCCTTCGCCAGACACCTTGAGAAAGCTTTCCAGAGCACTGGAAGTCCCTTTCATCGAAATGATGATTCACGCTGGACACATTACAGAAAGCGAGGTGCAGGAATGGATATCCGGTTCCAAAAATTGATCCTCAAAAATTTTAAAAGCCACCGTGATCTTGTCGTAGAGTTTGGCGACCTTACCAAGATCAGCGGTGACAATGCGAAAGGCAAGTCCAGTATTCCGGAAGCCAT